AATAAAAAATGGCTGAATATAAAAAAATAGATTTTTCAAATGCAATGGCTGCTTTAACAACAGCTAAACTAGCTGATGCTAGTGTAAATTATGCTACTTTAGCTATGTCGCCTTTGTTAGATTATTTTACAAAGCGTATAAATTTAGCAGAAACTACTGCTGCAATGTTTTTAAAAAATATACCTGATGATTTCAAAGCTGAAGTAGTACCTATTGAAGCAAGAGATAATTTAAATTCATGGGTTTTAGATCAAAAGTTTAAAATGAGGATGCTTTCAAAAAGACTCGGAGTTTTAGGTAATAAAAAAACAAGTGCAGAGTACATAGCTGCAGAAAAAGAGTTTAATGTTTTAAAAAATTCATTTGAGCTGGCTTATGACGGTTTAAATAAGTTGAAAGATTTTAGAGAAAAAGGTGTTGCGGCTGTTCAAGGTGGTTTAGCTGCAGGGCAAGATGTTGATGAAAGAACTGCTTTACTAGAGTTTATCGGTGGCGAAGGATATGATAGAATAGAATACAGAAATGATGGTGTATATTATCAATCATTGTCTGGTGAAGTTTTTAATGTAAAAGATTTAGTAGATGCAAAAGGAAAAAACTACGAGTTTCATACAGCATTAAATAAAGTATTTTCTGATGCTAAAGCTTTTGGCGCTAGCGGTATAAGATTTAAAAATTTAGATGATGGTTCTGCTGAAGTATCTGAAGTAGAAGCTTTTAGTATACAAAATTCAATAAATGTTTTATTTCAAGATCAAGACTTTGCTAAAGATTTTATATTTGGTGGCGTTTATGGAGATGCTACTGGTAAAAGTAAGTATATAGATATTTATATAAAAGAGCAAGCAATGCTTGGTGTTGCTGGCTACGAAAATATATTAGATGAAAACAACAATATTAATCCATCAAGTGATAGTTATAATTTAAAATTAGTTGAATTACAACAAAATCCTCCTATTGATCAAGCTAGACAATTTTTAATGAAAGTAATGGTTGAGCAAGCAAATAAAGATGGCTATAATGCTTATTTAAATAAAAAGAATAATCAAGAAACTGATGAATTTATAGATGTTAAAGCTTTTGCAGAATCTATTACATATAGTAACGTTACGCCAGCTAGATTAATCACTAATAGACCTGATGCTCAGTATCATTATATTTTTAGAAATGAAGTAGATAATGAAAAAACAGGTAAAAAAGGAACATTCTACATAGGAAATCAAAATGGAGAGCCTTTTATAAATCCAGGCTTTATTAATTTAACAGAAAGAGATTTAGCTAGTTTATATGGCTTTGATGTTAATATACTAAATCCAGAAGGATCAAATGAGCCTGCTTTTGATTCTAACTTACAAATAAAAGAAGAATAAACGTATGTTTGAAAAATACATAGTAAACGGTATTGAACATACTAGAGCAGAATTAGAGTATGCTGCTAAAGCTCAAAACGTAAATTTTGAAACTTTATTAGATAAACTTAACGCGCAAGTTTTCAGAAGAGAACTAACTATGAACGATATTGAGAAAAACCAAAAGTTTATAGTTCTAGGCGAAGATGAAGCAGAGCCAAGAATAAAAACTTGGGGCGGTCTTGTTGAAATGGAGCAAGTTAAAGAGTCACCTATTTCAAACTTTGGACAAGGTGTTGCTGATAAAATAACTAGATTTGCAGAAGGAACGGTATCTATAGCTAATAATTTAATTAAAGGTTATGAAACAGGTGAGTACGGTTTTATAGGAGAAGTAATTACTGAAGGTGTTTTTGTAAGTACACTAGGAGCAATTACAGCTAATCTTAGAAGAGAAGGCTACGATATACCAGAAAAATTTGGAATTATTGATCTTACTACTCCAAAAGAGCGTAGAGCTATGTACGAAGCTCACTTAGTAGAATCTGCTAAAAAAGGTTTAACACTTCAAGAAGCGCAAAAGCTAGATCCTACAAATAGAATTAAACTAGAAGGCGTATTAGAGTGGTTTGATAAATATCAATACGATGTTGAGCTAGACGAAAATGGTAATCCTATTGACTTTATGGATCTTTATGGTAAAGGTGATATAGCCGGAGGATCTGATGCTTTAGTTCAAGATGTTTTTAGTGCTGCGCCATCAGTAATAATAAGTAGAATACCTTATGGTATAGGACCTGCTATATTGGGTTCTAGCGCTTATATGGAAAACTTTGAGCGCGAGCTATATGAAAGGCTAGATGAAGAGGTAAAAGAAAGTGCAAATTTATCATACAAAAATATTGGTGATAAAATTAGTAGAGGAGATGTTGTTACTAATTCACTAATACATGGTGCTTCTGATTTTGTAATGGAATATTTTGGTGGTCGTATTTTAAATAAGATAGGCAAAGATATTCCAATGGAACAAGCTAAAGATATTTTAGTTAATAGTACTGGAACTTTCTTTAAAACTATAGCTAAAGGTTTTGGTTTTGAAGCTGCAACAGAAGGCGCTACGGGTGTTATGCAAGAAGCCGCTGATGCTTTAACTTATGGTGATATAAAAACTTTTTCAAACTTAGGTAGAACTTTTATAAAAGACGGTATAATAGGTGGTATTTTAGGTGGAAAGTCTGCAGCAATATCAGCTAAAGATATTTTAAATACAAGAAAAAGACAAGAGTGGTTTGGAACTAAAGAGTGGAAGCAAGAAAATTTAAAATTAGAAAATGAGTTAATTGAAACTCAAAAATCTTATGCTAAAGCAACTACTGACAGTGAAAAATCTTTTTTTGAAAATAAAATAAAAGAAATATTAGCTAAAAAGAAAAAGCATAGAGAAGATTTATATGACTTTTTTGATAATTTAGATAATGAAACATTATTAGCTTATGCTAACAATTACGACAAAGCAGAGCAGGCTTTAGATATTATAAATAATGACAAATATACTAAAGAAGAGCAAGATAAAGCTTATAAACAATTAAAAGTAATAAACAAACAAGCAGAGCAGTTTTTTAATAATACAGCGATAAAGTACGATAGTAAACGTCAAACAGATATATCTGTTGGATTAAAAGCTTTAGAAGCAATTAGAAAACAAAAAGGTGCTCTCGGTACTAGTAATAGAAACACTAGAATTACGTCTGTAAACCAATCTAAAGCTGATAAGCTTATCGCAAAAGATTCGCGTTTAAAAAATGTTTTTTACGATACTAAAGGCAACTATGTTGCAGAAGGTATATTTATCAATGAAACTACAGATGGTAAATTTGATATATATATTGACGAGCAAAATGCTGCTATAACAGAAAGCACTAATGTAATAGGCCACGAAAATTTACACGGTATAATATCTTTTAATTTTAAAGAAAAAGGTATAGGTAGAGAAAACTTAATATCTTCTGTTAAAACTTTAGGAAAGTATTTAATGGACAATGGCTACAAAGAAGTTTTAGATGATATAAATAAAAGGCTAGCCGCTAAATACGGGGCTTTTAGTGAAAATGGACAAATACTTGTTGATGAAAATGGAATAGTTCAATTTGATAGTAATAATCAAGATAAATACGAAGAATATTTTACAATACTTAGTGATATAGTTGACAAGCAAAAGTTAAGAGCAGGTGATAAAGATGTTAGTAAGCTAGTAAGTAGCTGGAATGCTTTAATGTATGGCTTTGGTTTTAAAAATATAGATTTTCAAAATGCAGAAAGTGTATTGAACTTTGTAAAAACTTATAATAAAAATATAAAAGATGATACTCTTTTTGGTAAACTTAAAGCAAAACTAATATCTAGAGTTAAAGCTAGAGGTCTAGAAGCTAAAGACAAAAAAGATATTGTTTCAAAACCTAAGGTTAAAAAATCTATACAGTATACTCCTAAGCAAAGAGATGCTGAAATGAACGAGCTCGGTGAAAAATATACTAGACAAGAGTGGATTGACGGTAAAGGTGAGGAAGTATATTGGGATATGTGGAGTAAAGGCTATATAGAAGATATGGTTAGAGAGCAGATTTCAGAAGATTTAAAAGGTTTACCTGGATTTTCCGAAGCAGACTTTATAAGTCAAACAGCAATTGAGCTTAAAAAAGCTTTTGAAAACTTTGATATTAATAGAAAAGAAACTACAGAAGGCAAGTTTGGTTTAGCTGGTTGGATAGGTCAAAACATTAAGTGGAAACTAAACAAAGTTCTTAGAGATGGTTTAGCTACAAAACAAAAGTTTGAAGACAGTTTATCTGATGAAGCTGTTGCTAGCCAAGTTCAAGAAGTTATATCTGAACAGCAAGATCAAACAAGTTTTGACGAAATAGATTTACTACAAGAAGAAATTAACGAAGTATTTAAAAAAGAAGAAGAGCTAAGAGGCAAAGCAAAAGGATCAAAATTAAGAACTACGTTAAAAAATGAGGATAACGAAGGCTTACCTGAACCTTTAGTTCAAAAATTTAGAGATATTATAGTTGATATAGTTGCTAATGAAGAGCTAACGCCTGGTAATACAGCTCAAAATAGAGCTTTTATTAAAAGTATAGAAAATAAAGTTTATAAAAAACTAAGAAGAGATGTTCAAAACTTTATACAAGTAGGTAACTACAGGCAAAATGTTTATGATAACGCTATACTTATTTTGCAAGAGCTTAAAACCAAAGAGCTTGTAGCTATTGAAAAGAAAACGCCTGGTGATGAAAGAATATTTACAAAGTATATAGGTAGGTTAACTAGAAAAGCTGATATTCAAAAAGCTGTTGACTTAGATTTACTACCACCAGAAGCTATAGACTTTGCTGATGCTGGTGTAGATTTGAGAGTTAAAATAGATGTTGAAAGCTCAGACTTTGATATTAAAAACTTTCAAGAAGAAGTAGCTAGATTTTATAATCCACCAACGTTTGTTCGTAGTAAAAAAGATCCTAACAAAACAGTTAGATCAGGCCTTAGAGGTACAAGACGTGATGCCTTAGCTGGTTATTTAGCTAAAAACATGGCTGAAGACGCTATACCTGAAGCATTAAAAGATCCTAAAGTTATAAAAGGTAGAACAGATGTTACTAAAAAGGTTTTTGACGAAGCACAGGCACTTGAAGTAACTAGAGCTATTAATAAAAGCATCGATCATAAGTTTTCTAAATCTGCAGGTCGTGACATTGATAACGCTATAGATGGTGGTGATTTATCTCCATTTGTACATATTAAGTTTTCTAAAAAGCTTAGAAGAGAGTTTAACTCAAGGCTTAGAGTTAGAAGACCTGATGAGGTTGACGCATATTATGATGATCAAATAGATCAAGTATTTAAGTATGCTGACAGCTTAGACGAAAGCGTATACAACAGAAATAAAATGCAAAAGTTAGCTTTTCATTATCTTATAAATGGTAGTGTTATATTACCAGAAGATGGTTATAAAGTTACTGAAGCTGCTGAGCTTGCTCAAAAAAATAAAATAGATCCTTTTTCTTACAAAAATCCAGAAGATTTAATTAATCAGTTTAAAAAACTAACTGCTGATAAAACTCTTCTTGATCCAGAAACACTACCTACGTTTAGTAATAAACAAGAATTTGCTGATGGTAGAGTAGTAATATACGACGTTGCAGATACTAAAGAAGCCCAGATGGATGTTAGAAAACTAGCAGATTCACATTTTGGTGAAAGCTTTAATAACTGGTGTCTGTGTGCTAGGCTTGGTGATGATAAAAGCTTAGACAAAGCTTTTACACATTGGCAAAATTATACAGGTGATTTAGGTTTTAAAGCTGTATTTATAGATGGTAAACTTAAGTATTTTAGAGATGGAGCTGATGGTGAGTTTTTTGATGTAAATGACAACGCACATAATGAAATAGAATACAAAGATACTAAAGTTGATAAAGATGGCTTTAGAAAAATATATAGTTTTAATTACAATGAATTACAAAAAGATCAAGATGAGTCAGAAAATCTTTTAAAACAAGATTCATATAATACTACAGCATTTTACGAAAAAGGTGGTAAAGATAAAAAAAGTGGAGAATATATAAAGCAAGAAGGCTTATCTAGAAAAGTAATTCAAAAACATTTTAAAAACAAGGAAGGCGAGTTTGACGGATTATTTTTAAAAGAAGAGCAGTTTGAAGGATCTCTATATTTTACAAAACAAAACATTATATATAAAAAAGGTAAAAAAGTTAAATCAACTGAAATTAACGAATTAGAAATATATGATAATGAATCTATTCATACAGAAATTTTACCATCAAAATTAGGTGGCGGCTTAGTTGAAGTTAGAGGTTTAAAAATAACAGTTGCAAGAAATTACAATGAAAACGGTGTATTGACAAATGTACAAAGAGTTTTAGAAGGTAATTTAAAACCTGTTGCTCTTAGAAATATATTATCAGGCGCAATATCTGATATGATACCTGGTAAAACTGTACTTTATACACCTGTAGATGAAGCTGCTAATACAATTAAACAGAACCTTGATTATAACAAAAAGTTTGTTAAAGGAGGTAAAAGAGTTAAATTTACTTTTAACTATGATGTTGATCAAGTTAATTATGATAGTCCAACGTGGGAAATGATTAGCACTATTTTCGAGGAAGGCACTGTTGAGTTTGAAACTGCTAAAGTTTTTGGTAAGCCACTATACGGTAAATTAGAAAATGGCGAGTATCAAAGAATAGATGGAGCTACGAATGAATTTATATTAAAAAATGTTAAATACGAAATAGAAGGTGAAAATACTGTAAGTGTAAAAATTAATGCAGCAGATCAAACTTTAAAAGATGCTGAACAAACAGTTGAGCCTAGAATAGAAAATGCTAAGTTTAGTAAAGGCTTAAGCGATCGGTTAAACGAAATGTTAGATCGTAAAAAAGGTATACCTGCTGACAAAATATATAGTAGACAAGAAGCGCAAAGAGTAGCTAAACAAAAGAAAAAGTTTTTACCTACATTGTTTTTACCACCTTCTGCTGAAGATTTTATGGGATTAATATATCCTTTTATAGGTAAAGGTGAGCAAGGTAATCAAGATTTAGAGTTTATAAAAGATGCTTTAATAAGACCTTTTTCTAGAGCTAATACTGAGCTAGACGCCGCTAGACAAGTTATAATAAACGACTGGGCTACTTTGCAGAAAAGGTGGAAAGAAGTTACTAAAAAGCTTCCTAAAGTAATGCCTGGCAGCGTGTACACTTTTGATACTGCTATCAGAGTATATCTTTGGAACAAGATGGGTGAAGCTGTTCCTGGTTTATCTGTGCAAGAACAAAGCGATTTAGCTAATAGAGTTAAAGCTGATCGCATGCTATTAGGCTTTGCAGAAAACTTACAAGCTATACTTAAAGTAGAAGGTGGCTACATATTACCTAGAGAAACTTGGGCTGGTAGCAGTATAGCTGGTGATGTTTATAAAGTTTCTGAAGAAATAAAAAGAAAAGAATTTTTAGCACCTTGGAAAGAAAATATTGATGAAATATTTAGTGAAGAGAATTTAAATAAATTAGAAGCTACATTTGGATCTGACTATAGAACCGCTTTAGAAGATATGATATATGCCATGGAAAATGGTAGACCTAGAAATCAAGGTAATGATAAAATAAATAATGGGTTTTATAGATGGTTAAATGGTTCTATTGGAGCTATAATGTTTTTAAATATTAAAAGTGCTTTGCTTCAGCAAATATCTATGGTTAACTATATTAATTATAGAGATAATAATCCTTTTCAAGCTGCTAAAGCATTTGCTAATCAAAAACAATATTGGCAAGACTGGGCTTTTATATTTAATTCTGACTTCTTAAAACAAAGAAGAAGAGGTTTGCAAACAGGTGTAGAGGCAGCAGAGCTAGCTTCAGCTACGTCTACTGCTAGTAATAAAGTAGAAGCTGTCATAGCTTATTTACTTAAAAAAGGTTTTGCGCCTACTCAAATATCCGATGCTATAGCTATATCTAATGGTGGTGCATTGTTTTATAGAAATAGAATTAATACTTATTTAAATGATGGTTTAAGTCAAAAAGAAGCAGAGAAAAAAGCTTTTGAAGACTTTAGAGAAGTTACAGAAGAATCGCAGCAGTCTGCTAGACCTGATAGATTATCTCAGCAGCAAAGAAGTATGGCTGGAAGAATTATGTTGTCATTTCAGAATTATCCTATGCAGCAAAATAGAATAATAAAAAGAACTTTGCAAGATATAAAAAATGGTAGAGGCGATATGAAGCAGCATATATCTAGACTTGCTTTTTATGGTTTTGCGCAAAACTTAATATTTTTAGGACTACAACAAGCTTGGTTTGCATTGTTAGACGCGACTGCTTTTGATGATGATGATGAACAAGAAAAGAAAAAAGAATTAATAGATACTAAAACAGAGAGAACAATAAATGGTTTTGTTGATACTGTTTTAAGAGGTTCTGGTATATACGGAGCTATAATTTCTACTTTAAAAAATACAGCGTTTAAAGCTTACGATGAACTTACAAAAGAGCAAGGTAGACCAAATGAAGCTAAAATAATATTAGAAGCTATACCTTCTCCTATGGTACAATCAAAACTTAGAAAAATAAATAGATCATTTTTAGATTTAAAATATAATAAAGATGCTATTGGTGTTTATCCTAATTTTGACACTAGAAATCCAATCATAACATCAGCGGCTGCTGTAATAGAAGGTGTTACTAACGCTCCAACTGATAGAGCTATTAGAAAAATAAATAATTTAAGAGAGTCTTTTGACAGTTCTAATACTGTTTTACAAAGAGTTTCTACTTTTATTGGTTTTAGTCCTTATGAGTTTGGTATTGATCCTTTAATGGAGTTAAAAGAAGCGACTAAAGAAGGTAGAGGACAGGGTAAAAAAACAAGTAGTAAAAAATGTAAAGGTATTGCATCAGGAGGTGTTGCTTGTAAAAATAACGCTCAAAAAGACAGTGATTACTGTTGGGCACATCAATAATAAATAAATGATAAGAATAATTTTAATACTATTGTTATTTTGCACTACAGCTAGTGCACAAACATTAAAGAAAGCATTTAAGTTTTCTACGTTTTATGTAGCAGCTAATGGTGGTACATCTTTAGCTGATAGAGATATATACTCTACAAATCAAGGTGTACTAAGTTACGATACTGTGTTTACGCCATACGATTACTCACTAACTATGGGTATACGTAAAATAAAACGTTTTCAATATGAAGGTAGTACACCTTTTAAAGATGGTACTGAATCTGCTTACGGTGATGCAGCTACAATTGGATTATCACCGTTTGAGTATTTATTTGAAGTAGATTATAAGCGTCAAGAGGGTGTAGAATATTTTGATCAACAGCATTTTATTAGATATGTTAGAAATAAATGGCTTACTAAAGTAGAGTATGTTAAAGATGGTTTTGCAGATATAGAATATTACGAAGCTACACAGAGATTTAGATTACGTGGTAAAAAGAAGTTATCATTTAATTTTGGTGGCGTTACAAGGCTTGCTGAGCCTTATGGCTTTGATCCACTAGCTGACTGGAAATTAGAAAATGATTATATACATTATACACAACTAGCAATACAAGAAGGTTATAGTATAGATGTATTTGAAAACGAATATAAAAATCCAGCTGGTGATGTAGTTGCTACTAACAGCGCTGTTTGGGAAGAAGTTATTATACCTCAAGTGTTAGAAGATTATGTAAATAAAAAACGTAACGAACTAGATAATCAGTTTCAATACTCAGTAGTTGTTGGTTTTGATTATTATCATTATAAAAAAGATTTTTGGTTACACTCGTGGGGTAATTTTATGCCTTATCATTATGATAACGGTAACGAATATTCGTATCACAATTTTGTAGGTGGACAGTGGTATGATTACTCAGGAGGGCTAATATTTGGATATAAATTAAACAAGCATTTAGGTTTGTTTGTAGAAGGTAAATATAACAAGTACTGGAATCGTGAGTGGTACGATTTTAAGTGCGGCATCAACTATGTAATATTCTAAGGTATGGCAAAAGAATTAAATGAAAACACTAGCTTTAAAGTTAGTATACAGACACTAATAGCTATAGGTTTTGGTATGGCTACAATTATAGGTATGTGGTTTGCTTTGCAAGCAGATATATCTGAAGCTAAAGAGCTTCCTAAACCTGACATTACTCGTATGGAGTTTGATATGAAAGATCAAAACGTACGACAAACTATTATGACTACACAAGAAGATGTTAAAGAAATAAAAGAAGACATCAGACGTATAGAAGATAAGATTGATCAGCTACGATAATGAAAGTGTGTATAGCAAAATATTTGTACGCACTAATTATGATATTAGTGTTTACAGCAGCTACAGCTTTTAGTCAAGTAAAAGTAGTACACTTTAATGCTGGTTGGAACTCAGCTAATGATGTTGAGTGGTTTAATAAATTATCTGATGCTAATAAAAAAAGTTTAAGTATTGATGATGGTGATATACAAACTAAATATTCTATTGCTATTGTACCTACTATCATTGTGTTTGATGATGGCGAAGAAGTAAAAAGATTTCAAGCAGATCTTAGTTTTAAAATGGTAGCTACTAGAGAAGAGATACAAGAATATATAGACGAATTAATAATAAGTAAATTCTAATATTATGGCGTTTAAAATGAAAAGCTCTTTTAAAGAGTTAACAGACGATTTAAAAAGCGTTTCTGACACTATAACAGCTAGTAGCATAGATCAAAATGTTGCTAAAAAAAAGTTTCAAAGAAAAGTAGGTGGTAGAATACCTAACGACACTAAGTTAACTTACGACAAAGAAACAGGTAAATATACTTACACATACATAAAACCTAGCAAAGAAGAATAATGAAAAAACTAGCATACATATTTGTATTAATTTTTTGGCTTGCTGTAGCAGCGGCTTTTGGTCAGTGTCCTCCAGGTACTTGGAGTTTGAATGTTACTATTAACCCTGATCAATATCCAGAAGAAACGTCTTGGTATATAATGACTTTCTTTGGTGATACACTAATGCAAGGTGGTCCTTATGCAAATATTATAGATTACGAACCACAATATGCTGCGGCCTGCGCACCTATTGACAGCTTTTATATTGTTATAGACGATTTGTATGGTGATGGTGTTGCTGGTAGTTTATGGGGTGGTAATGATGGTTCTGTTTACATAGAGCAATGTGGTGACACTATATGGAGTTTACCTGTAGCTGATTTTGGTTATCAAATATTTGATACAATATATACATCAGGTTGTCCTCCGCCACCACCAGTATTTGGTTGTATGGACCCTAGCTATGTAGAGTTTGACATAGCGGCTACACTAGACACAGGTATGTGTTTTACACCAAAAATTTACGGTTGTACAGACTCGCTAGCATATAATTATTTAGACTCAGCTAATACAGACATTAACATTGACAGCTGTATGCATGAGTTAGAACTAACAGATTTAGCTGGTAACGGTTGGGCTGGATCTAGTTTAAAGTTATCACAAGCAACAAGCTTATTACCACCGTTTAATTATCAAGACATTGGAACTTATACTTTGATAGATGGTTTTGATACTACGTTTTTTGTTAATTTAGCAGCAGGTTATCCTGTAAGAGTAGTTTTTGAAATAACACAACAGTCAGATTTTACTGCTGTGCAATGTGGTTATAGTTTATATTCTGAAGATTATGTAGCTATAGACATAGAAGGTGGTTTTGTAAATCCTATACCACCATTTTTTCCTATAACAGGAGAACCTTATTGTGGTAATAATTGTATTGAAAGAGTTTATGGTTGTACCGATACTACAGCTTTAAATTATAATTATTTAGCTAACACTGATGATAGTACTTGTTACTACTTAACGGGTTGTACAAACCCTATATACTTGGAGTATGATCCTGCAGCTGATTATGATGATGGTAGCTGCGCTACTTTAATCGTGCTTGGTTGCATGGACTCTACTGCTTTTAACTATGATCCAGCTGCAAATGTAGAATTAGCAGGATCTTGTATACCTACAGTATTGGGCTGTATGAACGAGTTTGCTTTTAATTACAATCCGTTAGCAAATACACCTGATACTTGTATTGCAATTGTTGAAGGATGTATGGATATTATAGCTATGAATTATGACTCATTAGCAAATGTTAGTGATAACTCTTGTATTTATTACGTTTACGGTTGTACAGATCCAACAGCATTTAACTTTGATCCACTAGCAAATACTGATGACGGAAGTTGTGTAGAGATTATATACGGTTGTATGGACGCAACAATGTTTAACTTTAATCCTGATGCTAACACAGATAATGGCAATTGTATACCTTTTTATTATGGATGCATGGACAGCACCGCACTTAATTATGATGATGACGCAAATACTGATAATGGTAGCTGCATCTATCCTATTTATGGTTGCAATGATCCGACTGCTATTAACTACGATCCGGATGTTAATGTACCTGACTCGTCCTGTGAATACTCAGCTGGTTGTGCTGTTGGTGATATATATACTCTTCCTAATCCTTGCTTTGCGTGGGTAATAGATGTAGATGAGTACTGTTGTGACGTTGCTTGGGATCCGAGCTGCGTAAGTTTATACGAATATTGTCAAGATGGTTGGTCAGGCCCTACAGATATAATAGAGATAAGATATGGTCTTGTTACATATCCAAACCCTACAAGTGATTATATATACATAAATAGTAGATTAAAAGTTGACATTACAGTTATTAATATGCTCGGAGATATAGTTATATCTAAGAAAAAAGTAAATGTCTTAGATGTCTTTAAATTAAGTCCTGGTATATATAATATACTTATAGAACACGAAAATATAAAAGTTAATAAAAAAATAATAAAACAATAATAATATGGCAACATTAACACCAACATTAACACTAGCAAGTACAGACTACGGTTCTGATACTTTGAATTTTACCGTTACAAAAGGTTTAAGTGTAGGCGAACCTACTACAGGTTTATCTAGACAATCTATAGCTACTGGATCTGCTCAAGATGTATTAGCTAGTAATAGTGCTTTTTCTTATCTTTATATACATAATATTTCATCTAGTAATGCCGCGGCGTTTATACAAATTAAACTTGGTGGTAACGCTGTTATAAGATTAGACGTAGGTGAGTTTGCACTTGTTCCTATGTATAGCGGTTTGACCGTTCAAGCAGAAGCTTATACAGCTGCTTGTGTACTTGAGTTTGCTCAGTTTAGTAAGTCATAATGCAATTAGAAGTATTAAGATTTAGTTCTCAAGCTGACTCTACATCTGGTTTATTATTTGAGTTAACAGACTTAGGTAGAAAGTTTATGTGTTACACACTTGAGGACGAGCGTAGAGCTTTAAAAGTTAAAGGTGAAACACGTGTACCTGCTGGTACATATAAAATTGAATTAAGAACTGAAGGTGGCTTTCATGGTAGATACACTAAGAAATATCCTGGTATACACCGTGGTATGCTTCATATCACTGATGTTCCTAACTTTGAGTATATTCTTATACATACCGGAAATACTGACGAGCACACTGCTGGGTGTCTTATTGTTGGTGATGCGCAAGAGAACAACTTATTATTACCAGATGGGTTTGTTGGAAAAAGTGTTAACGCGTATAAAAGGATTTATCCTAGTATTGCAAAAGCCATAGCAGATGGTGAAGAAGTTACAATAACATATAAAGATTACGACTAATGGGAACTTTAAAACTTAGCATAACAGAGAATATTGATTTAACTTACGGAGGTTATGATTATAACTATACTACATCAGACGCTTCTGATGATCTTGAAATAGCAAATGTTAATGCATACATAGCTCAAACTTTAATTATAGGTACGGCATTTGTTCAACTAGCTAAGTTTGAAAATGGAGCTACTCCTGGTATGGGTTTATATGATAAGCAAAAAGTTAAATATATGAGAATAAGACCTACTACAGCTAGTAGAACTTTAACTGTACAACTTAGTGATGCTACTAATAACAAACAAGCTAATTACTTTTGTAGTACTGGTCAAGCTATATATTTTGTTCATAGTGGTACGTCAGGTTTTACTTTTGATGTTAATAGCTCTACAACTTCTGCTGCTGCTGATGTTGTTCAAGGAACTCAAAACGTTACTGGACTCGCTGCTTCTGCTGATGAAGTACAAATAAAATCTTCTGGTGCAAGTACAAATGTAGAAATATTAATAGCATACGATTTATAATGAGTTTTAAGTATTTTGGTAAAAAAGTAGAAACATCAAGCACTCGTATAGATAAAGATTTTTTTCTTGAAAAAACTAAAACTATCACTAATGGTAAAATTAATTTTGCTTTAGTTGGTACTGATGGAAAAGTTTTACCTGCTAATGCATCTACTTTTGCTAGTACTTTAGGGGATAATAACGATGCTATAACGGGATTAGATTTAATAAAAGGTATAATGAAAATTACGCCTTCATCAGCTAGAACAAAAGCCCTTCCTTCTGCTAGTGATATTATAGATGCTTTTAATTTTACTACAGACTTTCAGTTTGTAGATGTATCTGTAATTAATTTAGGAAGTGGCGGTACTGATACATTAGAACTAGCTGCTGGAGCAGATAGCACTTTTCATGGTAATGTTATAGTAAGAGCTACTGCTAGCGCTCTTTTTAGAATTGTAAGATTAAGTAATACAATAGATATATATAGATTAGCATAATGGCAAGAATAGACACAATATCATTAAGTGGAAATAACTTTGTAAATGTAGGTTTAAAATCTATCGATGGATTAATTGTGTCTAATACAGATACAGAAGATATTACTTTTGACTTAGCTATAGGGCCATTGTTATTGCATAATAAATCTACTACATCTGTTGGTGAAGACTCTGCTGTATTTGTGTTAAAAGATATTCCAATACCTATAGGTTCTAGTTTTGTATGGGACGATAATCAAGTTTTAACTGATTCGTTTAAAGCTGGATCTATAGTAACTAAATTTGAATCTAAAAGAAATAGATTCGTAAGAAAACCAAATTTTGTTTTTTTAATTAGATTAGGAAGTAATCACACTGGTGATGTTATATTAAAAAGATCGTAATGTTTAAAGAATTTGACATAACTAAATATTATAAGAAAAATCCACCGGCAAATGGTTCTTTTACTACTATGCAAGAAATAAAAGAATTAAAAAAAATACCTATTAATAGAAGATTTATAAAAGATAAAGATAACACTCTTGAAACATTTAAAAAAGCAGGTGAAAAAGTAGGAGTTGATGTTCCTCAAGGTTTAATAGATAAGTTAATAAAAGAATCTGCACCTGTAATTATGGATATAAAAGAGTTTTTTAATAGACCAAGACCTAAAGATTTAGCTATTAAGTTAGGAATTAAACTACCTAACGTAGAGCTAGACTCTATGAAAACACCTTCTTACCCATCAGGTCATTCAACACAAGCTTATTTAATAGCTCATGTACTAGGAGATATATATCCTAAATACAAAGATATATTTATTAAAGCTGCTAACGACATATCTTATAGTAGAAATATAGCTAGATGTCATTATAGATCTGATAGTAAGTTTGGTAAACTATTAGGTAGAGAAATGTATAATTATTTAAAAGAAAACTATGGCGTTTAAGATGAAAGGTTTTTCAGGCTTTAAACAAAGCCAAGAAGGTTATCAAAGAAATAGTCCAGATGTTAACAATAGTTATAACGTTATACCATCTGGTAATATTACTATGAAAGATGTTGACTTTCCAGTTTTAGGTGTTGATAATCTTGGTAACTCTCAAGTTATGTTACCTGAAAATAATTATAACTTTCCTGGTGATCAAGTTATAGAAACGCCATTAAAAAAGCGTAAAAGAAAGCCAGACGTTCGTCGAACAATAGGTAGAGGTAAAAACTTTAATAAAGCTAAATCTACAGGTACTGGCGCTAAAGCTGGTGGTGGTATGACGCAAAAAGGTGTTGATGAATATAAACGTAAAAACCCGGGTAGCAAACTTAAAACAGCTGTAACTACACCACCTTCAAAATTAAAACCAGGTAGCAAAGCTGCTAAACGTAGAAAATCGTTTTGCGCTAGATCAAAAAAATGGAAAAGTAAAAGAGGTTTAGCTGCTAGACGCAGATGGAACTGTTAAAAAAATAACTATGGCATACGTACAAAAAAATAATCCTATACCTAAAGGAATGTGTGGTAGAAGAAGAGTCTCTAATATGGCTCCTTTTAAAAATAAAGCTAAGCTTAAAAAAATATCAGGCGAGCTAAAAAAAGCTAGTAACTTACACGCTGGTCAAGCAGAAAAAATAGATAAAATGGTTTCTTCAAACTCACCGATGAAAGGTAAAATTAGTCCTGCTTGTAAAACTGCAGCTAAGCGTAAATTTAAAGTTTGGCCTAGTGCTTATGCTTCTGGTTGGGGTGTAAGATGTACTAGAGCTGGTGGCCCAGGTAAAATGGGTAAAAGTAAAAAGAAATAATGGCTATATATAAAGCTACACCTAATAAAAAGAAAAAGACTTCAAAGTCTATAGAGTGGAACGATTCAGATGCTCCTGATGCTAAAGGTAAATTTAAAAATTTATCACCTAGTGCGTTAGCTTCTTGGCTTATAAAAACTCGTAAAGGTAATTTATCAAAGATTATAAGCAGCTTAAATCAGCAGTATGTTTTCAATAGAGGTAAAAAACCTAGTTATGCTCGTAAAATGAAAACAGTTATGAACATCGTTAGAAAACGGCTAGGTAAAAAGAAAGATGAGTAAAGCTTATAGAGGTGTATTAAAAGCTCGTATATCAAAACTATATGGTGGTGATGTAACTATAGCTAAAGCTAAAGCTTTAAAAAATAGAAAAGATGCTACACCTAGAGATAAGCAATTAGCAAATTGGTTTATTAACATGCAAACAAACAGACCTTCAGTAAATAAAAAGAAAGCAGATCCTAAAGTTGGTACAGGTAAAAAGCCAAAAGGTTCTGGTAGAAGACTATACACTGACGAAAATCCTAAAGATACTGTTAGTATTAAGTTTGCTACTGTATCTGATGCTAGAAAAACTATTGCTAAAGTAATGAATATAAATAAACCTTATGCTCGCAAAATACAAATATTGACTGTGTTAGAGCAAAGAGCTGAGGTTATGGGTAAAATGCAACAAGCAAGATTAGCTAGAGCTGCGAAGAAAAAATTAAAAGCTGCTAACGAAAAAGCATCACCTAAAAAGCAGTCACCTATGAAAAAACAAAAAGGTGGCGGTACTAAAAAAGTGTGTTTACCTGCTGCAAAAATACGTAGCATGAGTAAAGCTGAAAGAGATAAAGTTGTTAGAGCTAAAAGATCAGCTGGCTCTAAAGGTAAATATAAACGATCGTCAAAAACAAATGTAAAAGGCGCTCGTAAAAAAGGAGCTACGCTTAGAGACTGGTTTCAAAAAGAAGACTGGAGACAAGTTGGTAATCCAAGTAAAAAGTGTGGAGAAAAATAAAGGGGCCGAAGCCCCTTTTATTTTATACTAATTCACCATTTTTAATGGATTGAACTTCAACGCGAACATCTTGAGCTATTGATTTAATTTCTTGCATAGCTCCTCGTATACGTGTTCCAGCAGATTTATTACCTTGCCCAAACTTTTCTACATCAACAGCTGTTGCAATTAACGTTTGCATCATAGCGTTCATTTTGTCATCTAAATTATTCATAATATTAAATTAAAGATTAGTTACTTCACAGCTACCACCAGCACAAGCAAGCTCGCCTGATAGATCTGTGTTATCGTTCATTTCTACTACATTTTCAAGATTAACTACAGATAAATGTTTCATACGCTCATTATATTCGCTTTTAGATATATCTTCAAACGGAGCTTGAGTGTATGTACCACCATCATAAGGTAATACTGATAAACCGTTGTAGCAGTCACGGTTGTTCCACATCCACTCACCAGCTTTATCCCACTCATCTTCTTTCAAAGATATAGTAGCAGATACGTTATGAGTGTTGCTTCCAGCTCTGTGACCAGGTTTAACCCACTCATCAGAAACTTGTTTAACTCTTTCGAGTAAATCAAACGCAGACTCAGTTCGGACAATAGAACCTTTTGGCGCGTGTTGTGGTATTTCAATAACAGCGGTATCGTGTGGTCTGAAATATTCATCTTTGACTAGCTCAGGAAGATGAATCGATAGATACGAATATATCGCTTCGTTTTTTCCTACGCGTAATCTACGGACATAATAATCATTATGCCATGCATGAATACCGGATGAAGTTCCGAGTACCAGAGAAGTCGTACCTGCAGGCTTCACGCAGGTTGTACGTGCGGCTTTGTTAATGCCAATTAACTTAGCTACTCTTGTGTTCTCACGTTTTACCATCTCTGCGGCTTTCTTCATATCAAGTTCTAGCACCTTTTTAGAAGCTATCCCTGTCATTGATACACCAATGAGAGCATCTTTTTCAGTTGTCTCTCTCCAGACTTCACGTAAATAATGAAAGTCTGTGTAACCAGCTTGTAGCGTACCTATAAATGCAGCAGCTTTAACTCTTGTATTTAGCTCTTCTTGATCTGCTATATCTGATACATTAACTTCACATAGGTTACAAAATTGATAAGGACGTAATGCTATTTCACAGCATGGGTTTGTACCCCAGTCTTTATCATTATTAAGGTAGATACCAGGCTCACCTGAACCAGACAGCTCAATACGTTTCCATAAGTCCATAAAGAACTCTTTTGTAATTTTGTGTCTAATAAGTACAGCTGAGTTGTTAGCTCTACCACGCTGTGGGTTTGTTTCCCACCAGCTACCTGATTTACAGGCTATCATTTCTTCATCATACGCTGAAAACAAAGATATTAAAGCAGCCCGTCTAATACCGCCTGCAAGTACAGCATCAGCGATATGACAAACAATATCATGAGCTTCAAGCGAACTGAGATATGTTCCGTCTTGTTTTTCATCTAATATACCTTGAATTTTTACTAAACACTCTTTTAATGGTTGTGGGCCAGGCGCTTTACCGCCAGAGGTCACAAGCCTAGCTCCTTTTGGTCTAATATCAGAATAATCAAATTTTATCTTAGATGATCTCTTAGAACCTAAATAAGACTTAATTAAGACTTTGATTGCATCAGACCAACCTTCAATACTATCGCCAACAACAAAACGTCTTTTACGTTTTTCAAACGGTTTAATAATTGATGGTAATTGTTTTATATGATGTTGTTGTACTGAGTAACCAACACCGCAACCAGACAATAATAAAAACATACACTCATTAAATGATTCTATTGAATCAATAGGTAGGTAACTACAGTTATATAATCTATTAGGTGATAACTCTATTGGCTTACCAGAAAACTGTAAGCTACGCATAGAAGGCAAAACCTTTTTATTATATACTAGTTTGTATATGTTTTCAATATCGTCAGCTAACTTAGGATATTTCTTTTGATGCATCTCTTTATTACGAGTTACAAGTTCTTCCCAAGTCTCTCTCCTATTTAATTCAGGAATATATTTAGCGTACTTCATGTGTACGGTAATATCCGACAATATATCTTTCATTTATTAGTATTTATAAATAGTTAAACAAATATCTAAGAAACCAAAATAGATTACATGATTGTTCTTAGATTCTTCTTTGTATGTTCTCATGCCAAACAATAACCCTGGAAATGTTCCAAAGCTTAATTCCCAATTATCTCTCATTTCGTTTTTTTAAGATTAATTCTATTACTTTGTCACACTCCTTTTGATTTTGAGGTTTATATAAAGTTACATAAGGTAAATTGTCTTTTACGTATTTTTTAAATAATTTCCAACGCATCGGAAATGTATCGTTAGCACGTCCTTTACACTCAATTATAAACTCATCTGTAAGACCAATAAAATCAGGAGTATATTTTATACCAAGGATTTTTTTACATCCTCTATTAACAAGATCGCCTTTGCCGTTTGCTTGTCGTTCATAACTTTCGTTATCAAACATAAAGCCTGGAAATACTTCGTATGTAAAAGCTTCGTAACCTACTTTTATTTTAGCTTTATTTAAAGCTATATACATATATTTCTCAAGGCCAGAAGCAAAAGTTATGCCATCATACATAACTTTTTTAGCTCTGACTGGACCTCGTTTACGTTTAAAACGTTTCTTCATCGTCGTTAAACTTTTGTATTAAAGCTTCTTCAGATAAATCACGTAGCTCTTCGCGAGCAGTTTGTATGTATAGCACAGCATCCATAAGCTCTTCTTGAACATCGCGTAAATAATCTTGCAAGCTTTTCATACGTGACACTCTTTCATGATCTAATGTTTGACCATACTTTTTAAAACCTTCATCAGATCGTTGCACAAACATATCACATACATGTCTTACAACTGGATCTCTAAACTTGTATTCTTTCCTTGAATCAATACCGTCCATACCGTTATATATTTCCCTACTACTCATCTTTTACAAATGTTCCGTTAATCATTTTACCTTTACGCTTAGCAATAACGCTGTAAGCTTGCTCTATACACTCTTCAATAGATACACCAATTAGCTCTGATAAATTAGTTAATACAACTACAGCATCGCCAATACCATCAACAATTTGTTCAGTATCTTTTTTAAGTATAGCTCTACCAATCTCACCAGTCTCTTCCATTAACTTAATATACTGCGTTTTAACATCGCCTTTGTCATACAAGCCACGCTCATTAGCCCATATTCTAATACGATCAAACATCTCATAATCATAGCAGTCTATATTAGTACAATTAGCTTTACTGTGTTTTATTAGTTCGTGATTATCAAACCATCTAGCAAAAGCTTTATTGTAAACATAGCATCGCTCACTAGTATATTGAGATGGTTTAGCGTTGTTTATAATCCATTTAGCAGACTCTTCTGTAATCATTACAGAGCCAAAATCTGTTTCCCAAGCTCTACCTATGTTGTCCATAAGTTGACCTTTTAGTTTATTGACTGGACATGGGAAAGTCGTAGTCATTTCTGTTACGTTTATATTCATATTGTTTAATTCTATAAAATTATTATTAAATATATCTTTGTATAATTGACGATCAACTTTGTAGCCGTGACGCTCTTGTAAATACAGCTCACGCTTAGATATATAATCTATATCATCAGACATTTCTAGTATTTCATATTCGCCTTCGCTATAGCCTTGTTGTTCTTCAACTCTACTTTTAATATTGTTTGTTACACCGATTTTAACACCGGGTATGTGATAAATAGCATACGTCATAAGTGATACATCATTTCTTCTTGTTCTGGTAATTTGTCATTGTACAAGTGTAAGTTATGAGCAAAGTGATAATACGTACCAACATCATAACCTGTCTCGTTTGCAACTAACATCTGTAAGTTTGAAAACTGATACTGATCGTTACAGAAGCCATACCAGAGATCATTAGAACGCATTACAACAGACATATTAAGCTTATCATCTAATACAGTAAACTGTACAGCGTATGTACACGGAGTATCATAAGCATATTTATCATACTCTTTAGCATCATATATAGATATAGCCGCTTGTCTAGTTTCAGGTAGTGTTTTAAGTAATTTAATTACATTGTCAAGCTGTTGATTACGTTGCCACTGCCAACCGTAGTTAGAGTTTACGTTACCATCAACATCAGCCATACGTTTCCATATAGCTGGAACTTTACCGTATAGCTCGCCAAGCTTTTTAATGTTACGATCGCCAGATAAATACCAACGCCACTCAGCATTAGCATACTCTAAAGACCAGTTACGTTTAATTTTACTGTCTACTATTGCATTAGCTGCTGGGTGTTGTATTTCAAAACCTACATTAAATAATGCTTTAGTTCCAGCAAAGTCAACACCGTCGCGAACAATACGCCAATATAAATCATGAAAGGCATCACTAGCCGTTTTAAAACTATGCATAATATTTTCCGTTTATTGTGTACCATACTTTTACTGTATTAGGATTTTTAATCTCACCGAGTATATATGTTTTACTATTTCTAGTAAGCATAACACTTTTATTATTTAGTATTTTTATTGTATTTGTCATAATAGTATTTATAATATTCAATTTGTTTTTCTAGTACTTCTTGCTTTTTAAAATTAGGGCTATAGTTAGATTTACCGTTAATAACTATTTCAATGCAAAAATCATATCCTCCTGTTTCAACTTTTTTAGCAGGTATAACACAACAAGCTATGTTATTTTTTATACACCAGCTAACCATCTTAGCTTCTTCTCTTGATAGAGATCTGTAGCCAGGTTTAAAAGGTTTACGTTTAGGATAAGCCATTATTCCCAGGGCATAGGCTCAACTTCAGCTTCAACACTAACATGTGGAACAAAACAACCTGATCTAGGCTCCCATGTAAAGAAAGACTCAGCACCGTTTTCACCAAGATTTTGAAACTTAACTTTAAGTACTTTAACTTTAGTTGTTTTAGCTTCATAATCTCTATGTACTAATAAACCGTGATAACTAGCATCATACCATTCACCACCGCCTTTGATATTATACATTGTTGGCTCTTCCATTTTACCATCTTGACCTTTGTACATTTTAGTAGGATGCGCTACGATAAAAGTAAGTACATCGTACTTTTTACAAAAGCTTTCGATTTTAGCTAGATAATCCATTGTATAACGGTTAACGTCATCTGACACTGCATTAACGTCTCTAATCTTATTAAATGGATCTAGAACTAAACATTTAATACCTTTACGTTTAACAAGCTCAGCGCCTTTACGTAATACCGCTTCTAAATTATATTTATCCATATCAATAAAGAAGTAGTTGTCATTAACATGTTCAGTAACTTGACTCCATTTATCACTACCAATATCACCAACACTAGGCATATCTTCCCAATGTTTACGCATTAGTTTGTGCGCGTGTAAATACACTGGTTGGTTTTCTGGACTTGCATACGCAGTTTTCCAACCGTAAAGTTTATTATAGCCCACAACCATTTGGTCAACAAAGTCAGA